GTTTGGGGCGCAACGACTTACAGACATTTCGACCACCCCCCCTAACATTCGATCACATTCCCAATCCGGTCTTGCGATGATGACAGTCGCTGCACAGCGCCTGGAGGTTGTTTCGATTCCAGAACAATTCGGGATCACCGTCATGTTTCACAATGTGGTCGACCTCAAGCTGGGAATGAATCACCCCACACTGTGCGCAGGTATATCCACACTCCACAAGCACCCGCTCTCGTTCCCGCTTCCACCGGTCACGATAATACAGGCGCCGGATGATGCGGTTCGGGCGTTGCTGTTCCTTCACCCGCGCATGGGTGGGACAGCGGCCCTTGGGGACCAGCACACCGCAGCCGGGCGCCGCACAGAATTGACTAGGCATGCCAGACCCGGCCGCAGACGTTGCAATACCACCAGGATCCGATCCGTTCGACCATCCGACCCTCTTCGCCGCAATAGGGGCAGCGCATTAGGGTTGCCCTTGTGGGCAGGGCGTGCGGGGTTGCGTGCCCACATCGATCCGCCCTTCGATCGCACAGGCCATGGTCCCGATCGCGACGAGGGTGAGGGCGATGAGGACATAATCACGGACTCGCATAGGTCATTCGCGATGCCCAATCCAGCGGCGCAGGGTGTCAAGCGGGTTATACTGGGATCGTCCGCGAGGCCCGGGCCGGGCGTCACACTGCTGTTGGCTTGACACCGGAAACTCCCGCACGCCTTGCGGATTTGCCTCGGGCTCTGGCTCGGGATACCACTGCACCATATGGCAGACCGGGCAGGTCGTATACGGGCCGCTCCACCACAGTTCATGACGCGGACACCATTGCGGCGGATGCCCTACCTGACTCATCGCTGCCCTATCCTCACCACAGTAGGGGCACCGCATTACTTCCCCGCTCGCGTCTTTCGCATGTGGCGTGGTATCCACGTGCCGCGGGCACCGTCCACGGGGCACAAGCTCCCCACATCCACGCTCGGCGCAAAACTGCATTACGCGGGCCGCTCCATTTCCGCGATCCAATACTCGATCGCGTTTTGTATCGTGGTGGCTAGTTTTAAAACGAGCCCATCACGTATAAGCCCTGGCGGGTGGGTGACTACCTGCTCGGCAAGTGCCACCACCCGCGGATCCATTTCTCGGATCTTTTTCCGTGCGTTACTTTCTTTCACGGCTCCGCTTGCGGGCACGGCGTTTGTGTGGGGGATTGCCCATCCGCTAAATGCCCTTCGATCGCCAGGGAGCAAGCGATCGCAAATGACAGCATGGCGAGCATGAGACTTACGATCGCCACGGTTAGTAGTTTGGGAATAAGCCGTTCTAGTTGCTGATTCGTAAGCATTACTCGATCTCCACGATGGTGATCCCGTGGTTGGCTTCTACGATCTTCTTCCGTAACTGATACGCCTCAGTCTTTGTGGGTTTACTCTTCACATCCTCGACGATCCACGCGCCGAGGCGGTGATCCCGATACTTGAAATCCGCATGGAACATGCCCACGGTGTGCAGGATCTCGGGGCCACCATCCCGAAATAACTCCTTCACGATCAAGGGAAAGCCGGGGTGAATCTCGATACTGGAGATCCGGCCCGCTTGTGCGAGCAGCTTCAGTTCCTGATACCGGGCGGCTTCCCGCTGACTGTCGAAGAGGATGCCATCGACGCGCACGGCATGCGCCTGATACTTATTCGTGCTGGGGCGCGTGTTGACGGTGAGTTTCGCACCTGACACGGTGTCATGGGTTTTGGCCCACTGCGTCCAACCGGCCCGATCACTCATCGAGATAGTCCCACGGGATGCGCCGCCAAAGCACGATCAGGCGAATCGCAATCGCCACCGTGACGATCACCAGCACGACGAACACCACAACCCACGCATTCATCGGTGCCCCACCCAGCGGCGGACGGTTTCGAACGGCAAGACGCCCCAGCGCACCATCGTCGGGCTGTCAGTTGGACCCGGACAGTGATTCCCCAGCACGTCCACGATCCAGATGCCGGTGTCGCCCGCGCTCGCCCGATACGCCACGACATCCCGCGCTTTCGTGATGCAGTTCGCGTCTTTACACAAATACCCCCAGCGGGCGTCACGTTGGCTCAGGACGCCAATCAGGCCATCGAGGAAGGCCCAGGCCGCGTCGCCGTCGGTGAGCTGGCAGGAGTGCGTCACCTGGGCCGGATGGTCGGCCGCATACTGCCGCGCCACGCCCTCGCCGTAGGCCGGCAGCGGTAGAGCACCCCCAGGGGAAGACGGGGGCGTGCCGGGAGTCGGCTCAGGCGTGGTCGCGGTATCGCTGCGGTCGACGGTCACCGTGGTCGTATTCGTGACGGTGACGTTGCCCGGGGCCGTGGGCGCCTGCACGACAGGCGAGGGCATCGTCAAGGCGATGTCACAGCCGAGACTGGTGAGGGCGAGGAGGAGGATTAGTATCCGCAATCGGCACACACCTGTTTCCCGCCCTTATACATCCACTGGTAACAGCCGCACCGTGGGCATCGGGGCGGTTCGGGTTTCGTCATCGCTTCACCCCGAGGCGCCGGAGCTGCTCCTGCGGCGAGAGACTCCGCACCCGTTGCGCCTGATCGGCGTTCGAGAGCTGGGGGGGTTCCGGTTCGGGGAGTCGTTGAATCCATCGTTCCTCATCGAGCCAGGTGATCATCGACGGAATAAAGCGCCCCGCACAGGCCTGCCACTGCGCCGATCGCTGGTGTTGGGCGAGCGCCGTCAACATCACCGTCAGCGAGACTTTCTGGTGCGCCTTCCGAAACGCCGCTCGCGCCGCATCGCCGCCTTTTCGTCGTGCCGCCGGATACGCGTCTCGAAAGAGTGCAAAATCCTCCAAGGATTTTCACCCTCTCTCTCTCTCCCTTGCTTGTTGTATCGACTGTCACAGTCAAACTACGGGAACTTCGGGGCTTCAAGCACACGGGGACTTTTTTTGTTTCCGCGCGAAAATTCTTTTCGCACAAAACAAACCACTTGCCTGTTGGTTCCCCAACACCACAGGACCAGGCGAAAAAAAGTCCCCGTTGAAAAAGACGCCTGGATTTTCCGCCTAGCTGGCAGGGACGGCCGAGGGCATCCCCGCGTTCATGTGACTCGATCCTCATGCAAGTTGTCCCGAAGTCTCTCCCGTTCGGGACCGACGGGCCTTAGCGCCCCGGTGGGACGGGGCGTCGAGGTCGGTCACTTACGCCGCTATTGCTTGCGCCGCTTTCCGTAGGTCGAATTTGATTTCCTTGATCGGCTTGTCGTCGCGGTAGGCGTTCCACGCATACACGCACCCGCGGAACAATTCGCCCTGCTTGATTTCCAGCCGGTCTTCCTTCACAGACTTCAGCCATTCGTCCAACACGGTGGCGGGTGCGTTATCTTCAAAGTCCTTCCCGCCGCGCGCCACATCGAGCCAGAATTTCCGCGCCTCGTCTTCGTTCGCCTCGAACGTGGCGTGCATCGCGGCGACAATCGGCACCTTCTTCAGTTCAGGCGTCTTGATGCTGAAGAGTTCCCCGAGCCAGAGTAAATAGCGATGGAGTTGTTCCTCGTGGAACAAGCTGAACTGCTCGTCGCCCTTCTTCGTGTCAACGCTCACGATGAAATGCCGATACCAGGTCACCGCCTCCACGCCGATCTTCGCGATCGGTTTCGCGACATCGCGCAGATTGGGCACGAGCCCCTGATACGCGCCCGCGACATCGGCGGCCGAGCGACTTGACTTGCGATCGTCAAACTGGCGGAACAGCAGCGCGAGATCCCGCTCGCTCGCGACTTCATACAGATCGACGTGCGCGAAGAGTCCATCGGGAAACGTGCCGTTGAGTTCACACAGCATGGTCGCGCTATGCTGCCCGTTCATCCGATACCACTGCCCGCCGAGCTTGCACTTGGCCCAATGGAACGACACGAGTAAGCCGGCATCGGCCTTGCGGCGGAGATGTTGCAGCCGGGAGGGAATGAGTTCACGTTCCGTGGGGGACGGCGGGAGATCGCGAAATTCCTGGGCAAGTGCGGGTGTGAGCGGGTGCGTCTCGGCACCCACAATCGAAAAGTTGCCGTTCATTGCTTCTTCTCCTTCGTAATGCGTTTGCTGGTGAGCAAGGATTCGTGAGTGAGTTGTTCGAGAATGGCTTTCAAGTCATGGGCGATCATGGCGATGGTCCCGGGGGAACATTCGGCCAAGTGTTTACGCCCTTCGGTTTGAAGTGCCTGAACAATCGGGCTCACTTTTTGGAGTAACACATCGACATCTACTGTGCGTCCGCGCCCCCGGACGATCCGATAATCAAAGGACGATCCTCCTTTCCTGCGTTCACAGAACGTGTGATACGTCCCGCGCGTCTGCATCTGCGTCAACACGGCGACGACATCGGCTTCAAGCCCTTCGCTTTGGGTGATGATGGTTTTCAGCCGGTGCCAGCTTCCATCGCCGAAGCGGTCGAGAATTTTTGTCACGAGCTCACGATTCCGCGTGGATGATCGGTTTTTTGAGAGCGTGAGTTCATCGGCCATGAGTCTCTGCACCGCCTGAAAGCGAATCCGTTCATTCGTTTCGGTCTTATCGGTGCGTTCCCAATAGCTGCGAAAGCGTCTCTCGGTGAGGTTTTTGGGAATTGCTCCCGCGGTAGCAACGGACAAAAACCGCCCGAAGCGCACTCGCTTCTCGATCCATTGCCGGCTTTTACTTTCAATTCCTGCGAGTTGTTCTTGTGTCCACCCCGAGCAATAGAACAACGTCGCGAGCACCTGATCGTAGGAGCCCGTTCGTTCTGTGGCGGTGTCGCCATGTGTGGCGCGAATCTCGGCGCGGTGGAGCCGATACTCCGCCTCCGTCATCCGTTTCGCTGACGCAAAGTCGATCGCGTTCACAACCCCACACCCCGCCCGAGCCGCACGCCGGCATCCCAGCGCCGCGCATCCGCATACCGCGCCCGTGATATCAACTCTTCCCAGAGTGCCGGCTGACACGCCAGATACCGGCAGCACTCCACGGGCGCGTGCCAGAACATCCCGACCAGCGCCCAGGCGCCTTCGCAATCGGCCACGAGGCCGAGCTCCTCCACGAAGTCCTCGAAGTCGATCGGCTTGGGCGGCGATTCCTCGAACTCAAAACGCCGCATCGGTCGCCTCCGCGAGTGTGACGATCTCCCCGCTGTCCAGCAGCGTGACCGTCACAGGCGTCTTAACTTCCTTGTAACGGGTGACCGCCCGCGCCACGTCGTGATCCGTGGTGTAGCACTGCACGAGGCAGCCGTGGTCGGTCGTCAGCGTGAGCGTCGTTTTGCCGGTCGTCTTCGAGCGCGTGCCCGCCGTGATCGTCCCGGTCACCGCCGTTTTATGCACGAAGGGCTGCCACGTCTCGGGGATCTGTGCGTTGAGATTCGCCGCCGCGGCGGCGATCGCAGCCCCCTCTGGAACGGCCGACTCCCGCCATCCGGTTGTTGATCGGTTGAGATTCGCCGGAGTCGCGGAGACTCCCAGCCCCGGATCGGCGATCACCGCGTCAGTCACGGCCGGCCCCGGCGAAGGCGTCAGGCTCTTATTCAAGGGCGGGGGCGAGCACTCACGCCCGAGGTCGACCGCCACGGGTTGCGCGCCCGGGATCGATTCCACTTCGGATTCGTCGAGTGTGGACAGGCCGACGAGGGAGAGCGTCACGCGCCGCTTCGCCTTCGTCTCGCACTTCATCATCGCGTTGCTGCGCGCTTCGCCTTTCAGCCCCGCAATCGGCACCGCGCCAATGGATTCGTCATGCCGCCCGTCGGGGAAGGACGCCCGCGCGGTGCAGACGTAGCAATCCTCGATGACTTCGCGCGCCATGATCGTCACGCTGATCCCGTAGATCTTGCGCAGTTGATCGGTGCAGTTCCGCGTGGCGTAGAGGACTTCCTTTCCCGACAGCCGGATATATTCAAACGGCTTCGTCAGGGGATTGAGGCCGACTGAATCGCAGACGGCGAACAGGTAGGAGCTTTTTTGCGCGCTGGTGAGCTGGGCGAGGTCGCCGCCGAGCAGGACTTTGGCGATCACGTCGGGCGAGGGCAATTCTTTGGCCGGTGCGGGTAATGCGCTGTCTGCCATCGGTGCCTCCTCTCGCCGCCGTGTCTCCCGTTGCCGTTTGATGTCGAGTCCCGTCATGCGCTGCTGCACCGTGCGCATGTCGACGAACCGCCGGCCCATCTAGCCGCGCAGAATCGTCGTCACGCCGTTAATCCGGGTCCACAACACGATGAGTTTTTTGGTATCCTGACGCATAGCTATTTCGTCCCTATCTTGTTGATGTGACGAGGTTTACACCTCATCCATTATGAGACTCACCACGGGAAGGGCGCTGCGAGCAGACAGCCCCAGCCGTAGTGTTATTTCGCCGCCTTCACGCGGGCACGATGCCGCCGCTGATATTCCGCCATCTTCGACGGCGCCGGCGTATTCGGATCCTGTGGAGGCCGCCCGCCCTTCTTGCCATTCTCGCGCCCGCTCTTCGTCTTCGCGGCTGATTTCGCGAGGCCGCCCTTCCGTCCCAACATAGCGGCGGCCGCTGCGATGATGCGTTCTTCCGGTGTGGGCGTGACGGACATTACGGGCGTAGTATGCGCATGGCGGTTTGTTTTCGTCAAGCGGGGGGCGTATCTTGGGGTATGCGCGAGGCGCTGTTACTAGACCTAGTGCTGGCGGCCATCGACGCGGGCGTCATTAATTGCGAGGCCGATCTCGCGCGCCTCTACACCTGGCTGCTTAGGGCAACGTCACGCCGATCAGGCGCAACAGCAGGATCACAATCACGATCACGCCGACGACGCGCACGACGACCTTAATCGGCGCCGGCATCGGGATCATGCTCTCGACGAGATAGATGATCACGCCGACGATCACGACGGCGAAGAGAATCGAGATCATGTCGCCTCCTATTCTGACGGCCCGAAGCGTTCCGCGAATTCCTCCGCGCTGATGACTTCCGCCGCCGCGCCCGTATAGCGGTTACTGATCACCCAGTCGGTCAGCAGGAGCACCGCCCAGCCGGTCGGCAGGAGCACGCGCGCCGCGCCGTCGTTGAAGAGCGGCGGCAACCCTTCGCCGGGACTCGGATCGATCACCGCGCCCACGGGCAGCTGCCCTTCCAGATATTGCTCGCCGTAGATCTTCAGCGGGCGTTCGGTGTGCGGTGCCTGGTTGCCTTGCGGCGGGAATGGTGCGGCCATCGGTGATCCCTTCCCTGTTAGGTGACGATGTAGGAGCCCTGAAAGATCAGCAGGACGCCGCTCATATTCGCGTTCGTGAGCTGCGTCCCCGTGGAGGCGTTCAGCACATACACGGCCACGCCGCTTTGCGGCAAGTGGATCACCCGCGTCGGCCCGTAGGTCGTATGAAACCCGGCATTGATGCCCGTGTTGCTGAATGGGAGCCCGCCGAGAAACACCGCCGCGCCATTACTCGTCGTGGGAAACTGCACTTGCGCCCAGATCGTCAGTAGCCGGCCGCACTGCTGATACTGCCCGAGGCTCCCGGCCAGACTCAGCCCGGCCCCGCTCTGATCCGTGGGCGTCCACGTCTGCACGGGGCCAACGAGCTGGTCGATCGGATCCAAGAGCGTCGTCGCAATGGCGGCTTTATTCCAGACCGAGCCGGTGAGGTTCGATCCGTCATCATCGACCAGGGCATTCCACGGGGCGCGATTAATCGCCATCAGGCATCCGCCTTTCGAATCAGCATGCGTAAGACGGATTCCAGCGACGTGGAGTTATTGCTTGCCGTCACGGTGAACTTCGGCGCGAGCCCACGGATCCCCAGCTCCGTGATCCCGACATCCTGAATCGTCAGCGTCTCGTGTATCGCGGGCGTCGTTACGTTGATCGTGACGTCCTTGCCGCTTTTCGTTTTGAGGTCGCGCGACGCATAGGTGACCGTCGCGAGCGGCCGGCTGTAGAGCTGGAGCTGCGCATCGCACACTTGGATCAAGCTGGCTTCCGATCGCCGCTCGTCGCTCCAGATGTGCTCGTAGATGCCATCGCCGCCGCCATCGAGCGCCGCCATGTAGGCTTGCGCGGCGAGGTCGTCCCGCTGCACCCACACATGGATCGGACTGTTCCGGATGATCGCCTCGATCACGCCTGACACGCCGACGAGCGCGGGCGCCGCCGTGATCGTGCTGTTGTAGCTGATGCTGGCGACAATCGCGCCCGGGCCGCTCGCCGGGACGCCCGTCAGCGCCGTCGCGGTGCGCCCCGTATAGCGCACCACCTGATCGCCGTTCCCGATCACGGCCCACCCGCCCGTCGTGGCGAAGGGCGCGGCGTTCGCGACGATGATCGTCGTCGCACCCGCCGGCACTTGCCCGCTGGGTTGCACGAGGCCGGACGTGTCGACCGCCGGCGGGGGCGCGCCCAGCGCGCTATCGGGCACAAAGTCACTCGTCACCTGGGTCGTATTGTTCGTAAACGCCCCAAGGAATTGCAGTGGCGTGACGTTCGCTTTCGACCGATACAGGCGCCGGTCGATCACGCCGACGCCGCCCAAGGGGGCCGTGACCTGCACGGCATTCGCCACGGCGGTATTCACGCTCGGCAGATTCGCGCCGAGCGCCGCCGTCGCTTTCGTGTCCGTGTAGGTCGTCGCCGTGTTGTTCGCGATCGTGTCGACGAGCCGATACGCGGACTGCCCCGGCGAGAAGCGATACAGCCGGCGCGCGGTGACGTTCGCCGGGCCGGTGACAATTCCCGCGACCGGGATCGTCTGATAGCTGGTGCCGCCCGACGTGTCGACCGTGGGCGCGGCCGCATTCGCCGCGACCGACGCCGTGGTGTCGATGTAGGACGCCGGGCTGTTATGGCCGATCGTGGTCAGCAGCCGGAACGTCGCGCCGTTATCGGAGCGGTAGACCTTCCGCCCGACCGCCCGCCCATCGGCCGATGTCGGCACCGTCACCGTGGCCGAATCGCCAGGGGGCGTGCCGATCGCGCCTTCCCCGGCCCGGACTGCGCCCAGACTCGCCTCGCTCGCCCCATCCCGATAAAACAAATTCGGCAGGTTATCGGGGATCGTCGTGACGAGGCGCCAGGTGCCCGCCGAGTACCGATAGAGTTTCCGTCCCGTGGTGCGAGCGTCGGGGCTGGTCGCCACATACCCCAAGACAATCCGCGTCAGCAGGGGATCCGGCGGGAGGTCCACCACAAGTTGCGGACCGAGGGCCGACTCATAGCCGCCCACGAGAAACGACAGGGCATACGCATACACCTGATCCACGATCAGTTGTCCGCCGGATTCATAATCGACCGTCTGTGACACAAAGGTTGGCCCGGGCGGCACGCTGGGCGCGATCGACGCACTCGCCGCCCCCGGGAGCGTTTCCCCGCCCCCGGCGATCGTGACCGTCGTCTGATACCGATAGCTCACGCCGTTCGCGAGATTCCCCACGACTTTCCGGAGCGTCGCACTCGTCGCACTGGGACTGGGGACGCTAGTTCCGATCGTCGTCGTCACCCCTTGCCACGCGGGCGGCGAATCGGTTTCCCCACTGGCCGTGACGAACGTCACCGCGTAATAGTGCGTCCCGGCATCGACGGCCCCGCCGGCTTGCACCGCCCCCGGCACCGGGGGCGCGCTGGGCGTGGCGGTGGCGCCGACCGTGATCGCCGCGATCGGCCCCGGCAGGGATTCGCCCGCCGCGGTGACGAACGTGTAGGCATACCGATGGACGCCGGATTCCACGCCCGCCGCATCGAGCAGGGCCAGCCCCGGCACGGCCGAGGGTGCCGCGCCCGGCCCCACGAGGCCGCCCCCGCCGCCGAGCTGGACGCCCGTATACGTCAGGACGCGGGACGCCGCGCCTTCGGGCGTGATTCCCGCGATCGCTTGGCCGCCGACCGGATTGAACATCTCCCCGTTTTCGAGGGGCACGACATCGGTCGCCGCCGCAATCGACGCGACAATCCGCGTGCTCGCGCCCTTCCCGAATACTCTCGTTCTGACTTGCGACTTATCGAGTGCCCAGGTGATCTGCGGGTCGTGCAGGAAGCGCCCAGGCGTATCGTCGATCGGATCGGGAGATGGTCCCGGCGGTGTGACGAACAGGTAGAGCGTCTTGTTCTCGAAATACCAGTAGCCGCCGATCAGCTTCGCGAGCGCGGTGAGGCAGCCTTTCATGCCGCCTTCCGAGCCGTCGAAGTTAATCGAGACGGCCGGGAGGTTCGCTTCCACGCCCGTACTGGAGAAGCCCGGGGCGAAGCTCGCGATCAAGTCCGCCGCGATCGTGGATGCCGAGACGTTCACATACGGCCGCAGCGGGCGGCGCCGATTCGCCCGCGCGGTATCGTCGATCGCCGTGACCGGGTGCAGCACCGTCGCGGGCCGCCCCTTATAGGTGCGCTCGACCGTCTGGAGTTCGCCGTTGAAGAGCAGTTGCGGCGTGGTGCTGTTGATCCAGACTTCGATCGGCGCGCCCACATTCGGGGCCGCGCCGTAAATCGTCAGCGCGCATGTGTTCGGCGCATCGAACACGAGATCGCGGATGGTCATCGACTTGTAGATCACGCGCATCGCGCTGCCCGGCGCCGTCACATCGATCCCGCCGATGATGATGCGGATGTGCGACAGGCGATCGTGCGCCAGCGCCGCCGTTAGATAATTCAGGCGGAAGTTATTCAGCCGCGCGGTGCCGAGAACGGCTGGCTGATACGCCATCAGTTCACCAGCGAGCCGCGTTGAATCTGGCTGCTAATCGTCTCGCCGACTTTGCGCGCGAGCCCGTCCTGCGTGTCGACCATGTTGAACGTGTTCGTGATCGTCGGCGTGCGCTGCGCAAGGCCCATCGACAGCGCCCACGTCAAAAAGTCTTTCGGCGGCCCGCCGCCAATTTGCCCGCCGAGCATGCCCCCGCTGGGATTCTTGCGTTGATATTCGGCGAACACCGCCTCAAAGCCGCCGAGGCCATAGGTGATATTCCCGGTGTTAATTGGGACTGGCGCGTTGCCCGGTGACATTTGCGTCATGCCCGGCGCCACCTTCGCGGCTTCGGTCACGCTACGAAACACCGTGTCCAGCTTTTCGATCTTCGGCACGATCGCGTCGACGGTGCCGCCGGTCAGTTCCAGCATGGTCTTAAATTGATCGCCGTTCTCCGCCGCCACGGCGAACTGTTGGCCAACCGTGCGCATCCACGTATCGAGGGATTGCGTCTTGGGTTCGAGGGCGGCGAGCGTCGTGAGCTGTTCTTTATAGGCTCTATCGAGCGCGTTGATCTGAATCGTCGACAGGTTGCCCGCCGTCGCGATCGTCGTGAGGGATTGCCCCATCGCGATATACGCCGTCGCCGTCGCGGCCGCCGCCGGCTCAATCGTTTTGAGGGTGTCGCGCCAGCCGCCGCCCGCTTGATTCAATTCAAGTTGCGCCGCGTTGACTTTCTTGATGTGCGCCTCTTCGGCTTCGTGCCAGCCCTTGAGGATCTTCGCGTTCTCGGTCGCGCGTTGGGTGTAATACTCGATTGCCTCCCGGCTGATCCCGTAGTGCTGCGCGAGCTGTTGCACCGTGGAACTATGGTTCTTGAGCTCCGCGGTGATCTGCGGCATATCCGCTTTATGCGCCGTGATCTCCCGGTTCCAATCGGCGACACGTTGCGCCCCGGTGTTGAAACTCTCGGCGACTTCTTGATTGTGTTTCTTAATGATCTGCATCGCCGTGTCGAAGTCTTTGATCTCCCGGCCGGCGATCTGCGTGGCACGGGTGAGCACGTCCATCCCCGCCGCCGCGCGTTCTGCCGTGAACCCAGACCACGTGTCGACCACGCCCGCGATCGCTTTATCGAGCCCCGTAAATTCAAGGGCCATCGTCGTGATCGCATAGGTCGCCGTGCCCACACTCGCCGCGAGCCCGAGCGATCCCCAGAGGCCGAGCTTCTCGAACGTGATGCCCGACACGTTCCCCAGCTCCTGAATCGCCCGAATCTGCGGGCCAATGTGGACCCCGAGCGCGGCGAGGGTTTTATCCGCCACGCCCAAGCCTTCGCTGAACTCGCCCATCGCGCTGTCGGTATGCCCCGACGCGCTTTCGAGATCCTTTAACTTCACGACGGACTTATCGATCTCGAAGTGGAAGTCGGAGAAATCCGCCGTCATGACGCCGGAGAGTTGCGCCATTAAACGAGCGCCCCCTGATCCTGCTGGCGCGCCAGCACATCTTCGATCAGCACTTCATACACGGCTTGCGGCAACGCGCGGATGTCGTCGTAACTCATGCCCATGATCTTGCACAGCGCGAGTGTGGTTCTCATGCGGTCACGGGTTCGGGGATTGTTTTTTTTTCCTCGACGGCGCGGCGATTCGCGCGCAAGTGCGGCGCGAGCGCCTCGACGATCTCGTCCATCGTCGCCGTGTCGAGGTTGCGCAACGTCGCGCGCCGTTCGTCGACGGATTGCATCGGGCTGTAGGGAATCGGTTCGTTGCCCGCGCCGACGAACGACCAGCCGACGAGATACGCGAGGATCACCGGCAACGTGCGGGGCGCGGGTTCGGCTTCGAGGTCGAGCCCTTCGCCCGCGTTCAATTCTTTTTTGACGGTAATGAAGTCACCGTCCGAGAGCGGTAACCGCACCGACTCGGGCGTGACCATCCGACAGCGACCCATAAGACTCGCCTCCTATTGCTCCGGGGATCCCAGCCGCGCCCAGACGTTGGTGTCGCCGATCGAAATCTCGTGCACCGGCCACGCCCAATACCCGCCCGCGCGGGGCGCCGTGAACAGCAGCGGGCGTTGCCGGGCTTGGAATTTATCGACGCGCGCGATCGTCGCGGTCAGCGTCCACACGGGGTCGGCTGGCGATCGGGCCACGCGCCACGATCGCAAGTCCACCGCCACGCCGTAGCCCCACAGGATCGCCCCTGCGGTGCCGTGAACCGTGAGCGAATCAAACACGCGCTTATGCGTGAATGCCCGCGACCCACGCCGTGCCGTTCCAGTTGCAGGTGCTCGCGTCGCCGAGCCGCATGTATTGGCCCGTCACCCAGTTCGTCGCCGGGTTGGCGGTTTTCCCCGTCATCGCCGCAAGATTCGCCGGGGCGGCGGCGCCCGCTGGCGTGAACGTGCCGGGCGTGCCCGCTGTCGCGCCTGTCGCGGCGACTACCGGCTTCATCGCGAAGGCGCCGGCCGCCTTCCACGATCCAGAAACTTTGGGCGCCTGGAGGCTCGCGTCGATGCTGGCGTCCATGTAGGCGAGGCCCGACCACGCGTAGGTGGGCTCGGTGCTGTTCGGGACCAGCTCGAGCAGGCCCGGGGTCGTCGCTTCGGCCGCCTTGAAGAGCGCGAGTTCCTGAGAGTTCCAAAATCCACTCAGCGAACCTTCAGAATTCCTGAGACCGGGGACATATACGCGATTGGTGTCTTGGAAGCAGGTGACGTCCTCATACTCTGTGCTGAAATCGCCCTGCCACGCGTTCAACGAAATGATCGGCACGGCCGTCACGCCCGCCTGATCCCACTTCACCTGTCCATAGCGCCCCGTCAAAATTGCCATCGCTGCACCCTCTCTTTTGTCGTTAACGCGCCGTTAAGGACGTCACGCCGCTTCGTCGTGCTTGACGATCAGTCCCACGGATTCCAGCAATACGGCGAGCTTCTGATACATCCAGCGGCGGTGCCGGATCATCGTCGGCACAAACACAGGGCGCGGGACGCCCTTGACGCCAAACATCGTCCCGCGATTCCATTTCTTTCTCGTTTCGCGCGGCTTGAGTTTCCAGCCGTTCTCATGCCACCAGGCGTGTGGCGACGTGCTCCGGATTTGCGCCGCCACGGCGAACGCCCCCACGTCGAGCGGGAACACCTTCACGCCCTTCTTCAGTTGGCCAGGCGGAATCTTGCGCCCGTTGCGCGAGTTCCCCGGCCCCGTCGGATACTGGCTCTCCACGTCTTTCGCTGCCGCGTAGGCGGTGTCGAGCACGATCTGCGTCGCTTGCCCCTTGAGTTCCTCCGGCAGCTTCGCCAGCGCGTCTTTCAATTCGGCGATCCCTTGCAGCGTGAACGTGGCCTGGATCGGCATCACATCACCAGCGGCACGGCGTGGCAGGCCATCTCGACGCCCCGCATCTCGACGTTCTCGACGCTGGTGATCGCAAAGGTCTGACTCCCGAAGATCATCCGGGTTTTCGTCGTCACGCCAGGGTGAAAGTCGCCGCGCACGAGATACGAGGCGGAACTGATCGGCGTGCCCGCGACGGGCTCGATAAACACGCCGATGTCATCGCCCGTGGTTTGCGCCAAGCTGACGTGCCACGTCGCCGGGTCCAGATCGGTCCACGTGCCCGCCGGCCCCGGGTTCTGCAGCGTCACGACATGCCGCCAGTCTCCGCGCGCCATCAGGCCACCACCGTCGGATCGCGATACGCCGCGAGCAGGGCGTAGATCTTCGGCCACACGTCGGGCTGCGATCCGTCGCCCCGGTCCTCATACAAGAACGCCGTCAACATGTGGATCGCGTGCGTCACGGCGGCCGGCGCCGTCGCCGCCGTCCACGTCGGATCGACGGCCACGTTGAGATACCCGAGGATCGCTTCCTGCGCCGTGGCGAGTTTCTGTGTCACGTCGGCGTCGTGCGCCGTGCCGGTGATCCGCAGATGCACCTTCGCCTGATCGACCGTCCAGAGCGCCGGCAGCGTCACGCGCGAAAATTCCAGCGTCATGGCACCACCACCTCCTCGACGGGCTCAGCGGCGAGGGTGTTGGCGGGTTCCTGCCGCTCCGCGAGCGACGCCACCGGCCAGTTCTGCTGCTGCAAATACGGCAACTCGCCTCCGGGCACGGGCGGCAGGTCGTAGAACGTTGCGCGGACTTCGTTCGGCGACATACCCGAGACGATGGCCTTCTGCGCCGCCGCTGTCCGTGTCGCGGTATCCATCCAACTCAAGAGCGTGTCGTCAAATTCCACCTTCAGGGAGAGCGGGAGTTCCAGACCCGTCGTCCACCCATTGGTAATACTGATCATGTAGGGCTCAAGGCACGCCTTGTATTGGAGTTGCGAGGCCTCCGCATTCGCATACGGCGGCTGCTTCGCGGAGTTCAACAGCGAAATGGGAAAGCGAAAGGCTTTCGCGATCGTCTCTTCCGTCCAGCCGAGTTGCGCAATGAGCTGCGAGTCCGCCGCCGTGGTCGGCATCGGCACAATCTGCATGCCGAGTTCCAAGATCATCGTGCCGCTCGTCTTAAACTTGAGCGCTTGTTCCTTCGTCCGTTCCGCCGACACCGGATCCAGTTTCGTCGGCGCCACGATCGCAAACGGCGATCGGCCGCCACCCGCAAAGAACGCAGAACTGCTCGTCTGGATCGCCTGGGCCTGCGACACGGCCCCGGCCACGGCATAGAGCGGCGAGAGGCCCATCAGCGGATGGAAGAAACAATTAATCCGCGCGTGGATCATCTCGTGCGCGGGAATCACGATCGGCTGCGACGCCTCCGGCATGCCCGCCAAGTCGTTGCTTTGACACTCGTAATACACGCTGCCATCCGGCGCGGTGAGGACTTTCACGCGCGCGGGATCCAGCACATACAGCGCATCGACCACACCTCGAAGATCGCGGTGCTTCAACTGATACGCATTGCCATAGAGCAGCAGACTCAGGACAACTTGTTCGGTGAATTGCTGCGCGGTCTGATAGCTATTGGGCGTGCGCAAGACCGGCGTATAGGCCGAGTTGGACGTTTCGGCCCAAAAGCCCTGATCGTCACGCTGCAGGAGGAGCGGCGGCGCGATCTTGCCGATGTCTGCACTGATCGCCGACACGCAGCCGAAGACGGACGGGTTCGCGAGCGCGGATTCCGTCGTGATCGGATCGTTCTTTTGCCACGCGCCGGTATACGGTTCGTCGACGATCGTGCGCCAGCCGCCACCGCTCATGGTGAGCGGTGACAGCGGCGCCGCCGCTTTCAGCGTGAATTCGAGTTCACGGCCGAAGACTTTGAGTAACACGGGGCGCCTTACGCCCCGGTGTAGGCCGCCGCGCTCAGGTAATAGACGGCCGCCGTCCGCGCTTTCAGCCAGGTCGTGGCGTGCTCGACACGGAACGCGACCTTGTTTTCCTGGAACATCGAGCGATACACCGTGGTATCGATCGGCGGATTCACGGGCGCCGAGTCCATCTGGATCGAGGCTTCACGGCTGACATCGATCCGCAACCCGCCCTGGTTCACGTAGAGGATCGACGGCGTGTGCACCAAGATCACGTTCGACCCGGCCGTGTTACTGATCACCACGGGCCGGCCGTAGAGCGTGCCGCCCGCCGGGCTGACGCCCGCGAAGAGCGGCTGCGCGAGCGCGTTGAGGGACTGCGAGAGGCCCCACGCATTCGCCTCGTTCATAATCCACACGGACTCCGACAGGGGGAGATTCGCCGTGGTAAACGCGGTGACGGCTTTCTGGAGATCCGCCTTCGCCGCCGCACCGGTCACGCCCGAGGCGGCCGCCGTCGCCGCGCCATTCGTGATCGCGGCGGGATTCACGCCCGCGACAGCGGCGACAGCCGGCGTAATGAATTGCGCGTCCAGGAACCGCGTCAGCCCGTCGATCATTTCCTTGCGAATGAGGGCTTCCGCCGAGGGCGACGAATTGCGGATCAGTTCCTCCGTCAGCACGATGATCCCGGCCGCCTTGTGGAACGGCACCGTGATCGCGCCGAATTGCGCCGCCGTGACGGGTTTCGGGGCGCCTTCCCCCACCCAGCCATAGGTGCCGCCGCCGGTCTGGGAATTCACTAACGTATTCGCGGGAACCTCGGTCATCCCGGGAATCCGGCCGATGAGGATCGCCGCGCGCAGTAGTTCCAGAAAGGCGTTCGCCGATGGCGTGATCGGCACCAGGGGCCCCGCCCACGTGGCATCGGTCGTGTTCCCGGCCGCCACGGCCGCCTTAAACATCAGCTCGACTTCGGGCGTGTCTTTGTAGAATTGGGCGGCCTGCTGTGACTTGAACGTGTCACCGTTACCCAGCCCGAGACATTTCACATAGCGGATAAAGGGCACCCAATCCGGCACCATTGACTTCACTTCGATATGCGGCACGGCCCCGGCGGGCGCCACGCGCCGCGCGCTCGCGAGCTGGAGCGTCTCCTGTTCGGCGAGCAGCGCCAGCTTTTTGTCGAACCCCGCGACGCGCTCTTTCCGGGCGTCCATATCGGCCGACGCCAGCAGATCGAGGGGTTCGCTGCCAGAGTCTTCCAACGTTTTTGCCATCCACGCCACGTCGGCCGCGCGCTTCGTCTGACACTCGGTGATCTGCTGTTGAATGGTCATCGGCTTCGCCCTTTCGCCTAATGCGGCGGATTTCACAGTGAGGATGGTGGCTTCGAGGTTCGCGGGCATCGTCACGAGGGACAACTCCGCGACTAGAGATTTCAGAATATGGAATCGGCCGCCGGTCAGCGCTTTCATCTCGACGGGCTTGAAGCCGATGGACGCGCCGCGAATCAAGCCGGCTTTCAGCGAATGCCAGGCTTCCTCGACGCGATCGCGCACCCGGCCGGCATCCGGCACGAAGGGCAGCGACGCCGTGAACGTCACCCCCTTTGCTGTGGGCGTATCGAAGACGACCGTGCCGACGGGTTGCGTCTGATCGTGGTGCAGTAAGAGGGGGAGGGGGTTCTGATACGTGACACCCAGGGGCTCGACGACATCCCCCACGCGATCCATCGTGGGCGTCGTCGCGATGCCGGTGATCACCCGGCGATCGGCATCGACGGACTTGACCGAGAGAACACTATAGGCCCGGTGCATCGGCGCCGTCATGCTACGGCGGGTGCCTCCACCCGGTGTGAATTTAAGAACTCTTAATACGGAATTGCAGCCAGAGGCGCACGAGTTGGGAGATCGTCATGTCGTGCTGTGTGGCGGTTTTACAGATGGTGTCGTATTCCTGCGTCGTCACCCACGCGGACACAATCGCGCCGTCCTTTGGCTTCGGCGTGTCCACGCGCGGGCGCCCGCGCGGCCGGCCGGTTGGGAGCGTCATACCACCATCACCGCGTAGGTGGTATCGCCTTGCCCATCCCGATGCATGACATCGAGCGCCGTCACGAGCGCCGACACGCCGTCAATCCGCTCGGTCGATTTTTCCTTACTCGGCTGGATATTCCCCGCTGCGTCGATTTCGATCGCCACGTTGCCGATATTCCAGCGCATGACGGGGTGCCCATCGTGGTGCAGCCGCCCCATCAGGACCGCCGATTCCAGCGCCTTCGAGGGCGAGGAGAGTTCGCCCTTCGTCTGCCGCACCTTCACGCACGGCCGCGCATCGTCCTGTTCGAGTTGCCGGATCAGTTCGACGGCGTTATACGGGTCATACGCGATCAGGCGCACGTCGTAGCGCTCACAGAGGTCGTTGACATACGCCCGCACGAGCTGCTGGTTGATGTCCATGCCGGGGCACGCCGTCAATTGGCCGCGCCGCGCCCATTCGTCATACGGCACGCGGTCCCGCGTCACGCGCTCGGGGATCCGCCCCGCCGGCACGAAGAAATGCGGCAACACCGAAAAGCCCGATCCGCTGTCATCCGGGAAGAGCGTCACCACGGCCGTCAGGTCTGTCGTGCGACTGAGGTCGAGCCCGACATAACAGCGGCGCCCCTTGAAGGCGTCCCAGTCGATTGGCCCTTGGCAGGCGTCCCAATCGGCGAGCGCCAACCAGCGTGTGTCCTGTTCTGTCCACTGGTTAAGGAATAATCGGCGAAAACTGTTCTCTTGCGCGGGGATCGCTTTCGCCCGCGCGCACGCAATCCGCATATCTTCCAGCGATCGAAAATCCCCGAGCGCCGGGTTGCACGCCTTCCACACCTTCTCATCCGTCCAGTCCGCCTCTGGCGGCGCTTCGAAAATCAGCGGCAGGAATGTTGGATCGAGCTTGGGATTCTCCTGCACCTTCTTCGCGTGCGAATACAGCTCCCACAAGATGGAATGGCGATCGAAGCCGGCCGTGGAGATGATGAGATACAGCGGCTGCGTGCGCCCGCCCATCGACGTGCTCAACACATCATGCAAGCGCCGATCGCCCGCCGCGTGCATTTCGTCATACACGCAGAGGTGCGCGTTGTAACCCCATTTCGTGTAGGCCTCCGCCGAGATCGCGCGATACTTGCCCCCGCTCGCCTCATGCTCGATCCGCTTCTGTGAATCGACGATATACGTCGCCGCCACGAGCGCGGGATCGTTGCGGATCATCTGCGCCGCCACGTTGAACACAATCCCCGCCTGGTCCTTGTCGGCCGCCGCGCTATACACCTCCGCGCCGGCTTCCCCATCAGCCAAGAGCCCATACAGGGCGATCGCCGCCGCCAGCTCGGACTTCCCGTTCTTGCGCGGCAGCATGAGCAGGCACGTCCGATACTGCCGCTGCCCGTCGCGCCGCTTCTTGAAAATCTTCTTGACGATCCGGACTTGCCACGGCCGCAGCTTGAACGTCTGCCCCGCGAACGCGCCCTTGGTATGCGTCAGGCGATTAATGAACGCGATCGGATCTTGAGGGGGTGCGGCTTGCCCGATCGCGACCCCGTGCCGCCGGGGTTGCTTAGCGTTCCACCCGCCAGCGCGGGACTTTTCACGGGGGATCTCAGCCAGTTTGGGCATAGATCTTATGGACATTTGCCGCGTGAATG